AATAAATGCATCGCGGATTTCATCATAAATGAAACCGATGGCGGCATAATTCTTGCGAATCTTGCGATTGTATGATGTTCGCTTGCACACTTGATTTCTGAAATTGCCATACCAGATTTCTGGTTCTAAACCTTCAATCAGTTCAGTTTCATCAATTCCAACAATTACCTCGGTGACAATGTTGTTTTCATCTAAAAATGCGTAATGTGCCATTATGCCCAGCTCACATTTCCAGTACCCGCTGTAATCGTGGTTACTTTGTCTGTTCCTACTGTGGATGTTGAGGCGGTTAAACCTGCCCCAATTGTAATTGTCTTTGTGGCTGTGTAACGCAAAATGACAACGCCCGATCCTCCGTTGCCACCTATGCGGACGGATGCATTGGCAGACGATCCGCCACTACCTCCACCGCCTGTGTTGGCTGATCCATCTAAACCATCGGTGGTTCCACCGGTCGTTCCATTTGCTCCACCGCCTGAACCTGAACCGGGAGAAGCGTTGCCGGTGCCACCTGCGCCACCTCCACGGGAAACGGATGAGCCGGTTATTGACGATGTAACGCCCGATCCTCCGTTGCCACCTGTGCTCGGATTTGGAGAATTGGAACCAGCTGAACCCGCGCCACCTCCGCCACCAGCTGAACCATAGGCTCCCGAGCCTTGAGTACCAGTTCCACCAGCAAATCCTTGATTAGTTGTTCCAGCACCGCCTGAAGTTGTGCCAGCGTTGAAAGAACCTGCACCACCTGCACCTGATCCACCTGAATTTGAGGTCGTTTGATTTGCTCCTGAACCTGTACCACCACCGGTTGATGTTATGGTCGCAAAAGTAGAATTAGAACCATTTACAGGCGTATAAAAAGAACCTGCCGCACCTGCTCCGATTGTGACTGTGTAATTTGTGCCCGGATTGGCAATAAAACTAGATTCGGCAGATGATCCACCGCCCGAATTTTCGCCCGTGCGATTGCAACGATACCCGCCTCCACCGCCCGAACCACCCGGAGATGTAATTGTAGATTGTGCACCGCCACCGGCTCCACCACCTGCGATGACTAGGTATTGAATCGATAATGGAGATGAGCCAGAGCTGGCAATAACACCGAGTAGAGAATTTTGCATTAGCCGATTGCTCCAACAACAGTCCAAGAATTTGCGCCCAGCTTGATGCACGCGGCTGATTTGTAACGACCCAGAGTTGGTGAACCAAGTACGGCACCAGCACTCACAACAGTCGTTGTGCCCGGTGTTGTCGCGGTAATTGTTGTTATGCCAACGCCTGTTTGATAAACAAGCAACACAGTTCCAATGGCAAAAGCAACACTTGCATCGGTTGGGATGTTGAAAGTGTTTGCGGATGCATTGTTCATTGAAACAAGTGTGTTGATTCCGTCAGCTAATACTGGGGTGTATGAGGTTCCAGTTTGAGCATTGATTGCAAGTGTTGTGTCATCTTGCTCAACCCATGTGAAATCCATGTCTGTGTTTGAATTCTTGGCCAGCACTTGGCCTGTCGTTCCACCTTTGAGGTCGGCCAATGATGTGTCCACAGCCTGACCAAAAACCTCAAAATCGGCCGGGAGCTGGGAAACCAAATCGGTGTTTGTTGGCATTTGCCAATTAAAATTTGCGGTCGGGTTGCTCAATTGTTTTCTCCTTACGCCACAATCGTGGCATTGATCCAATCCAGAGTTGGATTGACTGTGTTCCATGCTTCTACCACCGGTACATCGTTCCATCGCATGGCTTGCAATGAGTAGCTGATCGGTGACAAAATCATTGAAATGCTTACCTGATTGTATCGGGCCGAAAATGTCCAACCTTCAACGAAACCCAGATAATCGCCTGAATTCATGTTAAGTGGCAGATCAGCAATTTCGACTGGCATACCCATAAACACCCCAATCAAGGCATCGCGGTCGATGTCATCAAGCTCTGGATTGGTCAGCTCGTAAGTAATGTTGTTAAAGTTGAATCGCGGGTATGCTCTTAAACTTAAATAAAAATCAGCTTGGTTTTCTGCATCTGATCCATTGTGCAAGGTTGTGCTAATGATTTGAGATAACTGACCAAACAAAGCAATTGAGGCCGCATCATCGGCAGATTTTTCAGATGATGATGTGGCTCCGTATCTGAGAGTAATTGCATTTCTAACATCACCAGCTCGTTGCTGGATACTCAAGCCAGATGCCAAAGCATGGTTTGCTGTGAGTTCGACATAGCCGTTGGCAGACAAATAATTTGTCCGGTGTGTACTGTCCGCATAGCCAATTTGGCCAGTTGGGGATTCGTACAGGTAGCCCAATCCCGATGTTGCCAAATCCGATACCAAAGAATAAACATCTGTGCGTGAGCTTGATCGTGCTGCCAATTCATAATTGCCTGGTCGATCGATTTCGCCCAATCCGCTGTTTTCAGCATCTTGCCATTGAGTCGTTGGATCATAGGTTGCCCATGTTAAAGCTGCCGGCACTTCTTCCCATGAGCTAAACAACACTTTACTCAAAACATCAAAAATTTGATCTCCGTCAAACTTTTTTGACAGCACGCCATTGGTCAAAGCTTTTGGCAATCTAGCCAATGCTCCCAATGCAATTATTTTTATGCGCTGGGCGTAATCGACATTGCCAACCTCGGCAACCGAAATTCCAACATCAACGACTGAGCCGCCAAAGATAGGCACAAAGGTCGCTGTTGAATCTTGCAATTCAATTGTCACAGCATCATTGATGCCAATGGTGACATTGGATTGATCAAGGTTTATGATTTCCAAATTTGTGTATCCAGCATTGGCTTGCTCGTAAATGTTTGTGCGACCGCTGGTGATGGTCAGATTGGCCAAAATGGCGGTTTGATACTGAACACCGCCAATAGTCACACGCCAAACAGGATTGAAAATTGTCATACGGCAACCAAATTGCCAGCACCACCGGTGCCGCGATAATAAGAATTGTTGAGCGTATCCACAATTGTTCGCGCTGTGCCTTCGGCATCAAGTGCGCCATTGACTGTCACATTGATGGTTGGAGCTGAGGTGGCAGATTCGGCAGCTCTAAACCCAGCGGGATTGAATTCGGGTGTTCCAGCGGCCATTTTGTCCAACACAGCATTGAGATTTTTTGAGGCTTCGGCAGCTTTGGCAGATGCGGCAGCAATTGATGGATCAACAACAATTTTGGTGCCTTGATTGGAATTTACAGTCTTTGCAAATGCCAATGATTCTGCTACCGATGCAGCCAATTGATCCTTTTCCGCTTGTGTTTGTAAAACAGCTCCACCAGTTGAAAATGATTGGCCGTTTGGCATTGTGCCGCTAAAACCTCCGGCACCTCCCGTGCCCGCCATAGCTGTATTTGATTTATTCGCCAATGCATTTGCACCAGCTAAAACGGCAGCTCCCACAGCCACGGCAGCAACACCCAATAAAGGATTTAAGGCGAAAGCGGATGCCACACCGGCAACAATTGACGATGCTTTCAAAAGATTGTATGCCTTGATCAAAGTGTTAATTGCTAAAATGGTTGCTGTAATTCCAGCGGAAATTTTGGATGCTACAAAAATTGTGCCAATCACAGCTGCAACGGCAATCAATTCATCCTTAAAGGTTATGACTGTTTTTATTAAGCCGGCAATCCTTTTGCCCCACTCAATGGCTGTTTTTTGTGATTCTGTTAAACCCGTTGTAAGCCCATCTTGACCTGTTAATCCGTCCACAAAGCTTTGTACAACGGGAACAACATCGGTAAGAATAAATGTAGTTAATTCTTGAACCACAGGCAACAAAGCTGCGCCAATTTGCTCTTGTACTTCATCGCTTGCAATCTTGATTCTTGCAAATGCCTTCTCTGCGCTTTGTGCTTCATTATCGGCAAAGCCACCAAAAGTCTGTGTGAGAGTGTTAAAAACTAAATCAAAATCTTTTGACTTGAGTATGGATTGATCAATACCCAATCCCAATCGGCCCAACGCATTAAGGTTGCCATCGTAGGCTTTACCCAATGCATTTGCCACAGCTTCTAATGGCTTGCCAGTAGCGGCTGAAACATCCAATGCTAAATTAAGTAATTTTTGAGCTTCCTCAACATCTTTTGTCGATCGAACCAAACGGCTAAACGCTGGGCGCAATTCATCATCGGTTACGCCAATGGCAAGGCTTGTGGTGCTGATGTACTTTTCTACACCGGCAACCTGAGCGGCTGTGGCATTTGTTGTGTTTTCGATTGTAAGCGCAAGATTCCGCTGAGCCTTTTCATCAGCTGCCGCGTTTTCAATTGCTACTTTTGCATACGCTCCAATAGCTGCACCGGCTGCGGCAAATGCCAAAGCGGCTTTTTTGCCAAAAGCTGTAAATTGATCGCCCAATGTCTGGGTGTCTTTGCCAGCTGTGCCAATGTTTTTGGTGAAATCTGCGACCTCAGCCAGCAAGGCTAATTTTAAGGTTCTGGATTGTCCGGCCATGTCACCACTCCTTCAAAATGCGATCGAAAGCGTTGAGCCATTGCCCGATCAAATGAGGTTGCTCAGCTCTTAATGTCGGATAGATAAACCAACCGCGTGATCCACGACCTTCACGGCCCGACCACACCGGGAATTGTTTGAATTTGTTTGAGCCGAATTCGTAACCGCCCCAAAGCTGTTGAGTGGTACCGCCACCGCTGAACTTCTGCGAAACAAAACCAAACGAAAGCTCACCAATTTTTGATGATTTGCTTACCCGTGAGCCTTGAGCGATCCTTGATGCGGCTTGATTTGGTCGGCCACTAGCTGCACCAATGATTTTGGATTGCAAATAAGTAGCCAAACCATTGCTCACGCTTTTGGCTTGAGCTACCGCCTCATCGTCCATTGCTTTGAAAGCTGATAAAACGGATCGCAATTCTTGCTTGTTAAATGCGACCGCTTCATCAGCCATTTCTTTTCTCCAAAATCTCTATTGCGGTTAATAAATCCTCAGCTGTTTTGAATTCGCTGACAGGTTGGCCACTAGCAATGGCTACCTCCCATAGAACTCTATTTATGCTTCCGGATTTGTAGCTTTTGGGCTGGCATCACCGACAATGATGTCGCTGACAGTTTCGCACCAAATCTCAAACGGCTTGACAGGCTTGCCAGCCGCTTCACGCTTCATGGCGTGGTATGCAAGAAACAACAAATCGGAAACGCCCATTTTGTCTTGAGCTTGTCCGATTGTGTT